GCAGCATGAGACATAGGTGTAAAAGAAGTAATAGCTCCACCTGTAAAAGTATCTAATTGATACAATGAAGGTGTAACTGGCATATTTAATAACAATGTATCTGCAGCTTGAGCTGTAGTCCAATTAATAATATCTAAATATGATTCTTTTGTTACAATATTAGTTAATGCTAATTCATCATCTCCACCTAAACCAGTAGTTCTAGGATCTAAAGTTAGTTCAGACTTAGGATCAAAAGAAAGTTTAGTGGTGGGTTCTGAGATATGTGCTGAAGAAAAACCTGTAAAGGGCATATTTTTCAATGGCATTGTATCATCAACTATGGGGACATTAGTATAACCAAACAAACGAGCTGTAGAAGCAACTGCTCCAAAACCAATCTCTGTGGCTCTCGCATATAATCCAATTGTAGGAACATTAGCAAGTTTTCCAGCAGCATTAGCAATAGCTGAAGCAATTCCACTAATAGGACCACTTTTATATTCATCTTTAGATTGCAATTGAAAAATTTCTTCAGATTGTAATGAAAGAGCAACAGTTGGTCCAGCTAATTTGACATTTTCTGCCCATGCAAAAACACTAATAGTTACACCATTACTGGTAGCACCATTAGCACTTGCTAAAGTCGTATATTGTAAAAGTCGAATTCGACCTAGTGTGTTAACTTTATTAGCAGCTGTCAACTGTATCCAATCTTGATAATAGAAAAATGGTAACTCCAATTCTACAGTAGCTTGATCTTGAGGTAAAATCCATACTCCTGGTTGTTGAGAACAAGGAATAAATTTTCCTGCATTACTACCAATAGTAGTGGGAACATCTAAGAGAGGTTGATAACATGCTCGCATAGCTCCATAATAAAACGGAGATGCATTAATTACAAATTTAACTCGTAAAGTCATACTCATAAACATAAAATTATCAATTTTCTTTTTAACCCTAGTATCACTCAAAAAGAGTGTCCATGGGTCAAAAAATGTTTCACCAAAACCTGATTCCAACCAAGTATATGTAGCAATTTGCACAGGTCGATTTAAAAATCTACCAATATCAGCAGTTTCATCAGCAGTGGCATAAAATGAAGGATCAGCGGGAGCCGCATAAACACATTTTTCACCAAGAGCTGAATCTGTAAATTGTACAGTAGTATCAGTTTCTTCTGGGATCGAGTCTAAATGGGTTACTGGTGTCGCGACGGCTACATCGCGTTCTTCAGATTGAACCATAAAAACATGATCATTCACTATCAAATGTGGAGCACACGGTTGTGTATCTGTCGGATCACGATAATGAATCTTCACATAACCTTTCTTAAGAGTCTCTTTAGATTGAACTGTAAAACAGCTCATATCAGGCTCACAAGGAAATATGGCAGGATATTCCCAACGATAATCAGATTCTTCTGTTTGTATAAACAAACCAGATTCACTATGAAGTTGATTTAACTCTTCTTCTAAATGAGAAATCTGAGATTTTGCTGCATGAATATCATGTTCGAGTATATAAACTCGATTATAGAGGGTACGAAGCTCTTGGTCTAGGACCTTAACGCTCTTATTATTTAAAAGATTTCCAGGTTGGTATTTAATTATTAAGATCAGAGTGTTAAACCTATTACTCTGTCTGAGGACATATTTTTAGTGACTAGCTGGCACTATCTTTAAATAAAGACTTAGGGGAACGCCCTAGCGAGTTTCAATAAGTATCCATTCTTACATCATATCATTATCCAGTGGGTAAGATGTACAGTAACTATACTTAAGAGCTATTTTCGGTTAAAGACGTATTAGCAAACGCCTACATAACAGTTTTAAAACTTGTTGAGGTTAGGTATGACTTCAGTAGAAGATTTCCAAAATCTATCATATAATTGTTGCCATGTTGGGAAATCACTCTCACCAACATACATTTCTAAATCATGTTTTCTAATAATATCCTTAAACATTAAATGTTTTTCATGAAAAATTTTCTTTCCAAACATAAAATATTCCATATTAGCAGAACTCATAATAGCAATAGCTTGAGCTTCCTGTGAAATAGATTTTGAAACAACGCCTACTAATAAACTTTTAGCAATAGATTCCTCTTCTAGCGGACATAAAAATGCTTGCACATCTTCATCCCAACGCCAGGTTCGCTTTAAAAATGAAATTTGATCAATATGAATATAAGGAATACTCTCAGCTTCTTTATCAGCCATTGTATATTTAATTCCAACATCAGCTAGGGTTTTCTGAATAGTAGTATGATTAAAAAATGGAGCATCTTTCGATACACCCATAGCATTATCATCACCATATGTAAATAAACTCACATGTTTTTGAAAATTAGAACAATCTCCACCACTCAACACAGAATATGCATAACGCATATAAAGGGAGTTGGCTAAACTATTAATAATAACTGTTAAAGGATGACCTGAAGGATTGGAACCATAAAATTGAATTAAAGTTCCATGCATATCTATTAAAGGAAATGCAGTATCTTCAGCAATTCCTTGCATGATAGCCAAATCTTCTTGTGAATATCCTGCTTTACGACAAATATTAATTAATATTTGGAAAGCACCTAATATAACACAAGGTGGCATTGACTTATCAAAAGAAGCATAATCACCAGCAATCATCTGATCTTCACCATGTTGCGTAAGATAATTCCGAATACGCTGCCACTCTAATGAGTGAGCATTCGTTCCGGGACCAGCTTCAAAAATAAAACGATTATTTTGCATCAAACGAATTGTAGCTAAATAATACTTACGAACAACAATGGACCAATCAAATGGTGCACCTGTAAATACACGAGTCTTTTTCATTTTAATCTTACTAAATTTAGTAGCTTCATCTTTAAGACAACCTGTAAAAACAGGCATCGCACGTGAACCTTCTTTATAAGCAGAGATAATATTATTAACTCGATCCATTATGATAGGTGTTGGCATCATACAATCAGTATAACCATTTGCAACATGAGGAGCTAAGAAAAATTTCTTGCTCTTATTAAAAGGAGCACCAGCACTGGTGTTTCGATTAATTTTATCAACAAATGTCATACCAGGAACACCATTAAGAGCAGTCAAATCATCATATACCATAAGTTCATCTAATTCGCTCTTAGGCAAAGATGTTAAAATATCTTTAGTAAAATTTTCAACACAATTATCTAATATAGTATTATCTAATTTAGTTACTGGTTTTACCATATCTTTAACGGCAATATGCCAAGGTTCCCAACCATGCATAATAGGTTTTCCATGTTGAACTTCATAACCATATTCTTGAACAGTTGATTGAATAATAGTAGGTCCTACACGACTGCGCATATCACTACGCCAGCCTTCAAATGAACCATAAACAGCTGCTGCACCTTCTTCTATCCAGCGAACTGGAGATTTATAGTGTAAATCAACTAATTTATGTTCATAACCAGGAGCTTCTAAAACAGGAGTTCCAGAACTAATTGAAATATCTTCTAATTTAGAACACATCAAATTAATGGTGGGCATCTCAAAAGCAATAGCTCGAGAAACTGGTCTATTAGGATTTCCTAAAACATGCATACCAGCAATTATAATACCACGCGGAGTCTGAACTAAAAGTGTAGTTCCACAATCATTAACGACATTAGGGACAGTAGTATTACTTTCCCACATATCTGAACAAATATTATGTTTTTCATCTTTATATGTAATATTTTCTAATCGCTTAGTATATGTAATTGCGTTATGATATATCGACCCATCTTCATTACGACTAGCATATAATCCACGATAAGGGATAGGTATCTTAGTAACAGGAATATATTCAGTAATATCTTTAACACAAGGAAAATTCTTTATACGAATAATAGCTATATCATGTGTAATATCTCGAACAATATCAGATTGTTTAACATTACAAACTAAATTTTCAGTAATTCCAGAAGAAATTAATTGTTTAGTAACACGTAATGTAAATGAATTATTCAAAGGTAAACCATGAGAATTACACAAATATAAATGTCCTTTCAATCCTAATGCACGAATGCACCTGGAACCAGAAATTCCATTATCATTAATATATGTAGATTCTAAAAATACCATATTTTTCTGAATATTCTCAGCAAATTGTTCTAAAGTCATAGCAGCTGTTGAAACAGTTTTACGACCAATATCAAAAGTAGTTAACTCAAAATCATCTTTAAACCAAGGATTCACTTTTCCCACTTCTTTACAAACAGGACGAGAACCAATAGTAGATGAATCAACTTTTTGATTAGATTGAATATCTTTAGCAACTGGACCGAAAAATGTACGATATAATTTAACACTAGCATAAAGTGCACACACAATGGCTGCAGTTTTAACTAACAAATTAGAAACTCCAATTTTATTACCAACCTGCTCACCAAGGGTGAAAAAACGAGCACGTAATAAACGCATTCGATATTCAGGAGCAACAAATGAAGATTCCAAAGCTGTTTGTACACAAGAACGACGCAAGAAAAAGCGTCCTAGACCTGATAAACAGGAATAACTTAAAAACCATAAAACAGCTTTTAATAGAAATAATCTAATTAAATCATACCAAAAGTATTTTTGTGGATCAACAATTTCTTGGGTTTGTATATCATAACATTCACAAGCTTCATCGTGTTTATAACACATATAACAAATAAGTGGTGATGGTAATCGCATTTCAATACTCTGTATTTTACTACATTGACAATCAATACGAGAACAAATTTCACACATCTTACGTTGTAGAAAAGCTTCCATATCACATTCACAATCTAACTCAGGATAAAAACATGTTGAACAAATTTTAATTGCTTCCATATTTGTATCACAATTATTAACTAATTTTTGAACTTTAGAATGTTGAATTGCTTCAGAACTAAACCAGGCTAAAAACTCATTAACTCTACCAAAAGATTTAACAAGTTCTAATTCACCTTGTTGTCGTTCACGCTTATCTCCAACAGGTACAACTCTCTTAACATGAAAATCCCAATAATTGGGCCATTGTCCAGGAGCTATATCTGTAAGACTAGCATCAAGCATACAGTGATCTTTACAATATTCATCTTTAACCTGAACATCAATAACAAATTGAAATCGACGCTGTACAGCTAAAGGGGTTTGAAAATAATGAAAAGCATTAAGATGTTCACAATTTGTAGTACCAATCAATAATTTGGCTCGCACTGGTGTGCGGCCTTTATCAGCTAATTCAGCTTGATTGGGTACAAAGGGAACATTATTGTTAACTTGTAACATTTCCATAACAGAAGGATCACCAGCCATAGCTTTTTCTACTCGCATAAAAGCTATATCATCTAATTGAATACACCACTGGCTGGAATTAAATCCAGACCAAAATGGGTCAATAGCATTACGAGTATACTTAAATTCAGAACCAGTAGGAAGATTAAAAACCTTACCATATTGATAAAATAACATTTTAGTCAATGTTGATTTTCCAATACTGGATCCTCCATAAAGAAGAACAGAAAATGGTGAGTCACGCTCTTTTTGAGCTTCACGTTTAGTAGTTTCATTAGCTAAGATCATTTTAAGATCATTAACTAGAGAACCAACCATTTTCTTCTCATGTTCTCCAACACGGGTAGCATGGCGATAAATGGATTCTCCTTTTTCAATTTCCTCACGTATATCCGCAAGAAAAGAATATCTATCAATTCCATGTGCTTCAGGAAAACTAAGTAATGCAGCTTGAGCTTTTAACTCATTAGCTTTATTAAACCAAGATTCATAAGAAGAACCAGAATGATATAAGGGATCCATATTCCCAGTCTTGAAACATTGGTAACCACGTTCACATAAAAATAAAATAGTATCTAAAAG